TTTCGTTAATTTGTTATATATTTTTGAAAACATAGCATTTAGTTTTACATGTCTTTCAATGTATGATTATGAATCTTTTTTAATATTGCATACATATTGGTAAGTAAATTCAATACTGCTACTATTTTCTTTCTCTACTTTTTCCCATTTGCAACCTTCATTTGATAATTCTTTAGGATAATTTCCTATATCAGAACTTAACCATATTTCAAATAGATTATCATCAGAAACCCATGAAGTCATTAGTTTATTTGAACCACTATACCATCTTATTTGATATTTGAAGTTTCTTAATTCTAAATTATTGCTTAACCAGCGTCTACATTTATTTAAATCTTTTATATCATATATAATAATGCGATAAGTTCCGTTGGAAATTGAGATATTGTGATTAAACGAAGGCGAAGTAGCCTTTTTTAAGTTATTATATAACTTTACACTAAAATTGTTTTTTAATGCCAGAAGTTCTAATCCTTTGTTAAACTCATTTGAAAATTTATCAATAATCATGTCAATTCTTTCGTTAATTTGTTATATATTTTTGAAAACATAGCATTTAGTTTTACATGTCTTTCTACGCTGGTAAGTATAGAGTATTTTTTCATAATATAAGTAAAGGCATTGTATAATGAGTTTAAATTATTACCTTCATTCTCTGAAAATGTTGGTCTTTTATATTCATTCATTACATTTACTACATCAGAAGCATTTATTATTTTGTCCTTAGCCATTGATAAAACTATATGAGAAGCTTTCTCATTATGTATTGTAATTTTTTTGTAGTCAATTATATTTTGACCAAGCGTTGAACATTGACTTTCAAAGATTAAAAAAGAAATGTCAATTATTTGTTGTGGATTCAGTTGTTTAGTATGCTTACTTGATAATTTAACGTTACCATTAAATATCAAGTTGCTACATACAAGAATATCTAGCCCCGCAACAATACCAAAGGCTATGCTTTTATCATAGCTATTTTTTACGGCAACTACACGAGTATATTCTTTATTATCCGTAGGCTCAAATTTGATAATACCAAACATTTTATTTCCATCATTGGCAACTCCGTATTCCTCGCTTCTAATTTTATATCCTATCTCCTCTGCTTTTTTGATAACCATATGAACAGCATCAATATGATGCAATGGGTGATAGGTTTTTGTTTTAGGGGGAGACAAATAGCAACTGAGTTGGTCTCTGTCTGTCATTGTAGAATCTCTTTTAGGTACTTTACCCATAACTTTCTCCTTAATTCCTGGATTTGTTATGTGAGCCTTGCGAATCAAGAATCACAATACAAGCCCAGGCAGGCTTGCATGTATATATTTATCTTTGTGTTTTTTTTGGCTCAAACCAATGTCCAGCTTTTCCGCAATGGTTATGTCTTACGGAATAGCAAAAATAATCATTAACTTTCTTTTTACCGGTAACAACATCTATATGATAGTTTTGCGGGTGTACGCATATTTGCTTAGGTAGAAAAAGTAACATTGCACCTATACTAACTTTACAAAACTTGCAATCTTTACAATAATTTTCACTCATTATTTTTTGCCTGATATTTGTTTTTCCATGGCGGTATAAAGGATGTGTCTTGCTTCGTACTCTGTCGCATCTTGTGCCAGCTTCCATTCAGATTTAGAACCTCTAAGAACATTTAAATAACAGAAGTTATCTCCGTAGTTATATTTATGAAACTTTTTTGCTGAAACCTTATAAATGCTACATGTAGCGTATGAAATATCATATTTTTTCCTCCATATGTCTATTAGTTGTTTAAACATTTCTATGTGTAAAAATGTTTTTTCTTTACGCTCGATTGATAGAGTATATTCACCAAGTTTATCTATCTCGACATCATATATGTTGGTACTGTCTGTATCTATTGATTCTTTAATTTTTTTAATAAACCTGTCATTATGAGATTCTTTATCAAACTCTAGTATAAATTCCGTTGAGTATAGATCCTTCATTTTTTTATATCCTTGTTTATTGATAAGTTAAATTAATTAGTGTGGCAGTAGGTTCATCATTTTTGAATTTATTCATTACTGCTTTATGAGCATTTTTGCTATGTGCATAATAAGGAGATTCTTTTCTTATGGTTAATCCATTAATTTGGATTAACGAATAACTGGCAACATACTCTTCTGAATATTTAACCTTTTCATCAATACATAACTTGCCATACTCTCCGCTATTGAATATTTTTTTAGACATTTTTTTTACTTTCACTGGCAAAAAAACCATTTACTTGTGGTAAGAAACTATACGGAATTTGGCTTGAACTATTAATTTTATTCTTTTTTAGAAATACTAAAAAAGTGTTTGAATCACAATTTGCTTCTCGCATATCAGAAAATACTTTTTGTCTTTCTGCCATATTAAGAAGTCTCTTTGAGCTAGGAGTAAAACTGGATACTCTATCGTTCATAGTAGACTCTGCATCATCGTCAGCTTGCGGAACTCCAAATATTGCAGATAAACTATATCGTCTGAGGTACGTAATAGCAGATCCAACAGCTTGCGGAGTATTTTTAATCATTGGTATAGTTGCAATATTACTCATCCATTGCCCTGAGTTGTGCATTATTGTTGTTTCAAGATATAATTGCTCACTTGATCCGCCTATAACAGGAAATTGTGTGTATGATAATCCATTTTCCGCACATGGCTTCCTTATAGCTTCTATTACTGATGAAATATCAGCATATTGGCTTTTAAACTGGGGATTCGTACTATCTTTAATAGCTCCGCATATCAAATGTTGAGCATTATTTAGGGCTGTAGCAATTTCATTTATTGATTCAGATTTACTCATTTTTCTATTCCCTTATAAATTTTTATTAACTAGCAAGAGTCTGCGACCTGATGTTTTATTTGTACAGATTTTATATATTTCTATATATTCTTCTTTTAGCTTTTTTGAGTTTATTCTAGTAGAGTAAGATGTTTTATATGTTGCAAGGGTAACTCCGTTGCAAACTAAAGACTCTTTGTCCGAAAATGCTTCTTTAACTATAAAATCAAGCTCTTCTTTTCGCTTTGTTATAACTGATTCCTGGGATTTTATGTTTTTTAATTCTAGTAAAGCATTAATTATTGTTTCGTCGGCTTGAACAGAAGAATCGGGAGAAGCTACTGGAAACTTATTATTTAAATCTCCAACACTCGACGGTGCAGGTGGAATTTGTGGTATTATATGATCATTCCAAAAATTAACTCCCTCACTGACAAGAAATTCATAATAGTTTTTGTCAAACTCAATCTCTTTAATGAAAAAGTCTTTTGCTCCTGCTAAACATTGAACACCTAAATAACATTTCTTCTTGCCCGATAAACCAAGGTAATATTGTATCTGAGTGTAATAAGTTGCTGGTATTTCTTCGCTTTCTTTTATCTTATGCGAAGCGGTTGTTTTTGCCTCTATTATACAATCACCTATTAGTGCATCTGGACTTCCACCTAAAAAGTCGTATACAGGGTGTTGTAAAAAATATGGCTTTATCAGAGGAAGACCAACTTTGTCTGCTACATTTTGTAACACCATAGGTTCGAGAGCTAAGCCAATTTTCATGTGGCTATTTGATTCTGTTTTTGGATTTAATCCTAATTTATCCTCATATAACTCTAATAAAGTTTTGTACTCATTGACTCCAACAACTGTAGAAATACATGAGCCTCCTAGATAACTTAGCCGTGATTTTCCGTACTCGTTTGCTTGTTCCATTTTAATTTCCTTTTTTTGTTTGATTTATTATTCAGTAATTATACTGAAATGCGAATGAAGCCTGCCGATTTGTGGGCGGTAGGCTATATCGTACTTCAATGTTATGGGGTTAGTAGTTTGTATACTTCCTGGAATAGCTCGGGGAGAATAACTTTGTTTATTTCATCATGTTTTTTTTGGTCTTTTAGCTTTTCCGCCATAGGATTTGACGTTATAAACGAACCTCCATGATGATAAAGTTCTGCTATATCTGACAGAGAATAAAATGTTTTCATTAATTCTGATAATAACCAGCTTTCATTATTATCCACTACTGTGGATTTAAAGTCTTTATTCTCATTAATATGACTACAAGATTTATTGTGGAATTTCCATGCAATTGAATGATTCCAGTGACTATGAGACATTATATCTTTGCTCCGTGAAGGTACATTTGAGGTAAATATTGTAATATATCCAAATCCCCAGTACCAACCACAATCCCATGATGCCTCAGTTAACCATACTTTTTTGCCATCATGGTCTGTTCCCAATAAATAATATTTTTCGCCGTTCCGCTCATCAATCTTTTTTTTACACTTGTTCATTTTTGCCCGCCTAACTTGTACGATAATATTTTGCTTGTTTTCTCGCCAAGCTCACAAAGTTCTTTGAATTTTCTCATACGTCTCGGGTGTAAATCCTTACCTTTAGTACTCACCAATAGTTTTACTTGTGCATCTGAAACACATTCTTCTAATATCGTTAGTTCATCTGTTGTAAATTCTGTATCCATTTTTTTATAGCCCTTTTGCATTTTTTGCGTAGTCGTTAACTCTTTTTATCTTTGCATAGTAACCAGCTTTTTTTATATTTATCATATCTTCTCTGCATATATTGTTACTGTT